AACATAGCAATAGGTTATCAAGCAAAAGCTGGTTCTGTTGGGTATGATAATATAGTTCTTGGTAAAGGTGCAGGAGCTGGATTTTCAAGTGGATATAAAAATATCGTAATGGGAAATCAAGCTGCAGCTGGTCATAACGGAATTGAAAATGTAGTTATTGGTCATCAAGCAATGGGTGGTGGTTCTACAGGCGTAGATAAAACAATTATCATAGGATATCAAGCTGCTTACAATATTAATTCAGCAAATGCAGACGGAACAATTGCTATTGGATATAAAGCAGGTGGAAGTATTACTTCAGGTGCTGGAAATACGGCAATCGGTTATGAGGCATTATTAACAGAAGACACAGGTGGTGGTAACACAGCAATAGGTTATCAAGCATTAAAACTTAATAATGTGGATAGTTCTACAGCAGGAAATACTGTTATAGGTTATCAAGCAGCTACTGCTTTTACTAATCACCAAAGAAGTACTATTATTGGTTATCAAGCTGCTTTATCTTCAGATGGTGGAGAAAATAATAATACTATTATTGGTTGGCAAGCTGGAATGAGTATGAATAGTAATGATGCAAGTAATAATGTTATCATTGGAAAAGAAGCGGGTACTGGAGGAACTGGTACATTAGCAAGTGCGGTAATTATAGGTGAAAGTGCTATGAACTCAACTGCAAATCATGCATCTACTGGACAAATAGCTATAGGTCGGAATGCTCTTACTGCACTTACTTCAGGTGGTTCAAATACTGCAATCGGATATCTAGCTGGAGATGCACTAACTACTGGTAATAGTAACACTATAATGGGCTATAACGCATTTAGCTCTGCTGATGGTGGAGAAGATAGAAATGTTATTATTGGAAAAGATGCTGGTTCGTCTATTAATCATGATAATGCTGACAATAATGTAATTATTGGAGAAGGTGCTGGCGTAGGTGGTACTGGTGAATTGAAACGATGCGTTGTAATTGGTATGGATGCAATGGATGCTACTGGAGCTAATAACCAATCAGGTACAATAGCGATAGGATATCAAGCTCTTACTGCACTTACTTCAGGTGCTGAAAATGTCGCCATTGGTCATGAAACATTAAAAGCTAATACAACTGGTTATCATAATACTGCTATAGGATACCAAGCATTATTAAGTTTGTTACCTACTACTGGAACTGAAGGAACTGCCGTAACCGCAGTGGGAAGAAAAGCTGGTTTCTTAATGACTACTGGGGAAAGGAATGCTCTTTATGGTGCAGGAAGTGGTACTCAGATAACTACTGGAGCATATAATACTTTTCTAGGTGCTTATAGTGGAGAAAATGTTACAACTGGCAATAACAATATTGCTTTAGGGCATCATATTAATATGTCAGCAGTAGATGTTGATTATGAATATGTTATTGGAAGTGGGGCTGGGCAAAACGATGATTTTGATGGAGCTGGTACGGAAACAATTAGAATAGGCAGAGCATCTGATTTTATTACAAATGATTTCGGTGAGAATGCTACTTGGACACATTCATCTGATAGAAGAATTAAGAAAGATATAAAGGATACCAACTTAGGATTAGAATTTATACTTAAACTACAACCAAAAGAATTTAAGAAGAAAGCTCCAAGTGAGTATCCACCTGAGTTTATGCAATATGATGAAAGTCAAACAGAACGTAAGAATCCTGATAGGATACATTATGGGTTTGTAGCACAAGAAGTTAAAGAAGCTATGGATTCGGTAGGACACTCAGAGTTTCCTGTGTGGAAAGAAAACAGAGATGGTATGCAGGAATTGGGTGAAACAGAATTGATTACACCATTGGTAAAAGCAGTTCAAGAACTAACAGAAATCGTAAAAGCTCAACAAAAAGAGATAGAAGAGCTAAAAAAGAAATAAAAAATTGTATTTCGTATACTTATATGATATATATTAATGTTAACAATAAATTAAGGAGTTATTAAAATGGCTGAAGAAATTAAATTTACAGACGAAGAGTTAAAGTCTCTTAGTGAATTAAGTCAAGGTTATCAAAACATTCAAAGCGCTTTTGGACAATTAAGGGTTCAGAAGATTTTGCTTGAACAACAAAAAGATGGTCTTGAAGAAGCTGAAGTGAAAATGGAAGCTGATTACGCTGAAAATCAACAAAAAGAGCGTGATTTGGTGAAAGAACTGAATGATAAGTATGGTCCAGGTCAACTAGACCCTGCATCAGGCGTATTTACACCAACACCACAAGTAGAAGTCGATGAAAACGAAGGATCTGCTGAAGAATCTTAAATAAATCCTTAATCGGTTGTATTTTGAAATATTTCGTTATATTTATATATAACAAATTTCATATTAATTTTTTAAACCTTTAAAGGAGAAAACACATGGCAGAGAGAATAGTCAGTCCAGGTGTATTTACTCGTGAGAAAGATTTATCCTTTCTTCCACAAGGAATTACTGAAATAGGAGCAGCAATTGTAGGACCAACTAAAAAAGGTCCTTCTTTTGTTCCAACTATAGTAAGAAACTTTGCGGAATTTGAAAGTATTTTTGGGTCTTATGATACGAGCTATTACACACCTTATGCTGTACAGGAATATTTACGTTCCGCTGGAACTGTAACAATAGTAAAAGTAGGATATCTTGGTGGATATAAAGTTGCTGGATTTAATATTTTAGCAAGTGGTTCATCAGCGGTATATGGTGCGAATGGTAAAGTTGTAGTTGCATCGATTATGCCTACAATAGAAAATAATGAAGGTGAGAGCGGATTGAGTGGTTCTCTTGGTGGTAATAGCAATTTAGGTTCGTTTACTTTAAACATACATGGAAACGCTACTAATACTTTGACAGGATTAACTTTCGTAGAAAAAGGTGCTGCTGGCGGTGGTTTAGATGCCGCTGATTCTGCTTACATTGGAAAAGCAATACCATCCGATCCACAAGCTAGATTGATTGGTTCAACTGCGGCTTCCGGATACTTATTTAAAACCTTTAGAAGTAGTATTAGTGCTTCATTTTCTGCGGGTGATTTAATGATTTCAAGTTCATCAACTTTAAGTACTGAAATCGTGTCACAATCCTTTTCAGAGGGTGTGGAGACGGTAGATACTTCAGATGGAAATTACATTGTATCTAATACAGGTAATAAAGATGCTGCTGCTGCTAGAACACCTTTCGTACAATCTCAAACTCCTGTAACAAATTTATTCAGAATTTATACGAGAGCTGATGGTAACGATACTAATAATCATTATGTAGTAATCAGAGATGTTAAGAGACCACAAAACTCTAACTCAAGTCCTGATTATGCTCAGTTTACTTTAGCTCTATATGAAGTTGGTAATCCATCTGCTATAGAAAGCTATAATGGTTTAAATATGGATCCAGATTCTTCTAATTACATAGCTAAAGTAATTGGTGATCAGTTTTATACTGTTTCAGCCGATGGTGAAGTTACTACATATGGTGATTATCCAAACTTATCTAGAATTATTAGGGTTGGTGATTACAAAGAGGATACTTTTAGAGGTAATAAAAACCTACAACCTATGGGATACGCTTCTGTGAACAATCCTATTGTTTCTGGTACATCAACTTTCGTTCCAAGTTCCTCATTTAGTAGGTCACAGACATACGATGGTGTAAACAATAACGCTTCTACATATTTACCAAGTCTACCTTATGGATTTAAGATAGATGCGGGATATCCGGAAACAGAAGTTGCTACAAACAAAGAATATCTATCACCTGTTCCTTTTCCATTAGCGACTGGTAACAATGCTGCTTTTAATTTAGAAAATATGCTTGGGTATGGAAAATCTTCAGATTTAGAATTTAGCAAATACACTAATTTTGCTATAGAAACTCAGACATTGAATATATCTTCATCTGTGGCTCAGCTTAATTTTGCTGTACCATTTCAGTTTGGTTTTGATGGTATAAATCCTGCTAAATCAAAGAAAACAGGTACCTCAATGAGTTCTGCTAACACAAGCGGATTTGATTGTTCAACTTCTACTGCTAGTGGTTCGGTTGCTTACAAAAGAGCACTTAACGCTGTCGGTAATCCTGATGAGTATGATATCAATATGTTGGTAACTCCAGGTATTATTCATAAACATCATTCAGTTGTTTCAAATCACGCGATTGATAAGGTTGAAAGTAGAGCTGATGCATTTTATGTACTAGATGGTAATGATATAGATGATAATGTTGCTACTGCTGTAAACAATGTTGCTACTTTAGATACAAACTTTGTAGCTACATACTATCCTTGGGTTAAGATGGATAATCCTGCTGGAAATGGACAAATTTATGTTCCACCTTCAGTAGTGATTGCTGGTGTGATATCCTTTACAGATAGTGTGGCGCATGAATGGTTTGCTCCTGCTGGATTGAACAGAGGTGGATTGGATAATGTTAGAATGACTAAGAAGAAACTTACTCATACTGATAGAGATACGCTTTATGAAGGTAGAGTTAATCCGATTGCTTCATTTCCTGGTCAAGGAGTTGTGGTATTTGGACAAAAAACACTACAATCTAAACCATCTGCTTTAGATAGAATCAACGTAAGAAGACTATTAATCAGATTGAAGAAGTTTATCGCTTCCTCAAGCAGATTCTTAGTATTTGAACAAAATGATTCATCTACAAGAGCTAGATTCTTAAATATTGTGAATCCGTTCTTAGAATCAGTTCAATCCAATAGTGGTTTGAGTGCATTCAAAGTTGTTATGGATGATTCCAACAATACACCTGATGTCATTGATAGAAATCAGTTGGTTGGACAGATATTCATACAACCTACTAGAACGGCTGAATTTATTGTTCTGGACTTCTCAGTACTCCCAACGGGTGCTGCTTTTCCTGAGTAATCGATAAAGTCACATATAAAGTACAAAAGCCCCTCTTTTTAGAGGGGTTTTTTGTTTTATTGATATTTATATTAGACAAAAGGTATATTTAGATTGTTAATTGTAGTAGCGCATAAATATAATTAATAGTAGAGGGTCTAGATAAATCTAAACAATAACTTAATTTGAGTAGCGCGTAAATTAAATAAGGAGAATAGTAAAATGGGTGTAAGAAGTGATTTTATTAAGTATACCAGAGAATCAGCTCCATCATTAGATGGTTTGAAAAATAGTGTATTGACTTCTGAAAATAATGTTCAGGCAGGCGGTATTAGGAGAAATACACAACTTTTAACAGATGGTGGTGAAGCTACAAGCTATACAGCACTAACCGCAGGTCAGTCAGGACTAATTACATTAGTTCCAGCATTAACTGGTGGATTGCATGATATAACATTACCATCTTGTGCAGCTGCAGTAGGATGTACCTACACATTTGTTCTGATAGGAACTGCTGGCCAGGATTTTGATGTGCTGGGTGCGGCTTCAGAAAAAATCTTAGGTGCTGTGCCTAAAGGTGATGGTGACAATGCTGCTGCTTCAGATGCTAACGATTCAGTTGGATTTGATGCAAACGCTATTATTGGATCTCGCTTTTCAGTAACTTGTATATCAGCAACTGCTGGTACTGCATGGATAGCACATGACATCTTAGATGGTTTAGCTGCTAATACTGGTGGTATTAACCTCAAGTAGTGATTAACTAAACAACTTAAAAAGGTGAGATTTTTCTCACCTTTTTTTGTTTTCTATAAAACTATAAAAAAACTATGAAATAATAAGGTGATAATCTGTATCGATTTTTCAGTTTGTTTATATTTATATATGAAAGAATTAAACACTTAATAGGAGAACTGAAATGGCAGACTTAATCGATCCTTCAGAAATTATGTTTACACCGTTTGAACCGAAAGTTAAAAATCGGTTTATTATGTACATAGAAGGAATACCTGCGTACCTTATCAAATCAGCTGCAAGACCAACAATTACATTTGAAGAAATTGAGTTAGATCATATAAACACAAAACGATATGTAAAAGGAAAGGGAGCTTGGGAAGCATTAGAAGTTACCCTATATGACCCAATTGTTCCATCTGGCGCACAAGCAGTTATGGAATGGGTAAGATTACACAAAGAGTCTGTTACTGGTAGAGATGGATATTCAGACTTCTATAAGAAAGATATTACATTTAATGTATTAGGACCAGTAGGTGATAAGGTTGAAGAATGGACACTTAAAGGTGCTATGATTCAATCAGCTAACTTTGGTGAGATGAGTTGGGAAACCAATGAACCTAATGACATTACATTAACACTAAGATACGATTACGCTATCTTACAATTCTAAGAGGATAATATGAGTTTTTTAAGAGAAATGCTTTCTAGTGATGCTAAAATCTCTAGTAAAAGATTTGTCGGTTTTGCAGCATTCTTTATGCTGATTTGTAGTTGGGGTGCTGATACCTTTTCTGCATTTGAAGTTAAAGATAAGATATTAGAATGCTTTATGTACATTTCAGTCGTTGGATTGGGTGTTACAGCAGCCGAAAAATTCGGTAAAAAATAGTTATAGTTCAAAAGTAAATCATAGGAGTCAATTATGGCAGAAGTCAAATTCCCTACAGAAGTAGTGGATTTGCCGTCACAGGGATTGTTGTATCCAAAGGATAGCCCGCTATCTAGTGGTACAATAGAAATCAAGTATATGACGGCAAGAGAAGAGGATATCCTCACATCAGCTAACCTTATTAAGAGAGGTGTAGTTGTTGAGAAGTTATTGGAATCTTTAATAATAGATAAATCAATCAAAGTAAGTGATTTATTAATCGGTGATAAAAATGCAGTTCTTATAGCTGCTCGTATTCTTGCATATGGTAAGAGTTATGAGGTAGAGGTAGAAGGACAGAAGGTAGAGGTAGATTTAACTCAACTAAAGGACAAAAAATTAGATGAAAGTATAGTATCTGAAGGAGTGAATGAGTTTGAGTTTGAGTTACCTGCAACTAAAAGAAAGTTAACATTCAAACTACTTACATCGGGCGATGAGAAAGAGATTGATAAAGAAGTAAAGGGATACGAAAAAATTGGTGATGGTATTGGCTACGAACTTACTACTAGATTAAAACATATGATAGTTTCTGTAGACGGCGACACTAAAAGAGCCAGCATTAATTCATTCGTAGATAACGAGTTTTTATCAAGAGATTCAATTGCTTTTAGAACACACGCAAATGATATTATGCCAGATGTAGATATGACATCAACTTTTACAGACATCGAAGGCAACGAAAAGGAGTTTACGGTCCCGATGACCGTTACGTTTCTTTGGCCTTCCGTTGGAATATAAAACACAGATACACGAACAACTATTTCAAATAAGTTTTAATTCACAGGGAATGTTCTCATTCTCCGAAGTGTACAACATGCCTATATATCTTCGCAAATTTTATTTTAAAAGATTACAAACACATTTTAAAGAACAAAACGAAGAGATGAAGAAAGCTCAACAGAAAAACAAAACTTCACATCCTTCGTTTAAAAAGTAATAAGTTTGATATTTATTATTGAATAATTCCACACAAAAATAATCTTATGGAGAACAGTAATGGCTAGTAAAGAAGGTATGATGTTTAACTTTTTTCAGAAATGGAAAGAAAATCGTCTCAATACATTTGCTAAAAAAGCATTGAAAAACAACCCACAATTAGAAAAAGATTTAAGAAAGTTGGATGATATCTCTAAAAAAATATTAAAAGACTTAGAAAAGATAGACTAAATATATGGCTGATTTAAGAGAACAAAAGGCAATAACAAAAGAGCTTGAGCGGCAACGAGATATTCTTACAAGACATAATGAAACTGCTAAGTCGTATATACAGGCTCAAAAGGCTATAAAATCTTTATCTGCAGATTTAGTAAATCTTGAGGAAAAACTAAATAAAAAAAGAGACAGAGCTGGTAAAGAAGCTAACACTCTTAACATAGAAAAACAAATTCAAAAACTACAAAAAACTGGTTTGGGTTCTCTTAATAAAGAATTAAGTCTTGAGAGTCAAATAAAGTTACTAAAAGAGGGGCAAAGTAAAAACGATAAAGAGACTGTAAGGCAAACGAAAGCATATGGTGATTTACTACAAGATGTTGCTACTGGCTCAAAAGACTTAGAGGCTGTTCTAAATACCATAGCTACTGAAGACTTTGGTATAATGAATGAAGCAGCAGAACAGTTAGCAGAAACATTAAGAAACACTCCGGATTTAACAGAAAAACTAAAGATTGAAGCGCAAGCTCAGCAAAAAATAAATGACTTTAGGGATAAGATAAAAGAAACTTCAGCTCTATTAAGTAGTCCATTAGCTATGGGAGTAGCAGTAGTAGGCTTTTTAGTTAAGCAAATGGTTGACTTTGCACAGAAAACTTTAGAGGTTAGACAGAACTTAGGAACATCAGTAGTAGAGTCGGCTAGATTAGCTGGTAATATGAAAGCAGCTGGTTTAGCTGCAAAATCCGTTGGTGGTAGTTCAGAAGAAGCAGAAGCTGCTATATCTGCTATGGTAGACGAATTTGGCACCACTGGTTCTATAAGTAGTGATTTAGCAATTAGTTTAGGTAGGGTTACAGGACAATTTGGTATAAGTGGTGCTAATGCTGCTAAGTTACTAAAATCGATGCAAGGAATAAATGGTGCTTCCGCAGAAACAAATTTAAGTTTAATTTCAGCAGTAGGTGAATTAGCTAGAGCGGAAGGAGTTGCTCCAGGAGCAGTACTAAATGATATAGCTGAAAATACAGAAACATTTGCACAGTTTGCAAAGGGTGGTGGAGAGAATTTAGCTCAAGCTGCTATTGAGGCTAGAAAATTAGGATTAAACTTAGGTACTGTTGCTAGTATAGCCGAAAACCTATTAGACTTTGAATCTTCTATTGAAAAGGAAATGGAAGCTTCGATGTTGTTGGGTAGGCAGATGAATTTAGATAAAGCTAGAGAGCTTGCTCTTTCAGGTGATTTAGCTGGTTTAGCAGAAGAGGTTAAGAATCAGGTAGGCAGTCAAGCAGAATTTGAAGCTATGAATGTAGTTCAGAGAAAAGCTCTTGCTGCTGCTATGGGAGTTACAGTATCAGATTTAAGTAAAATGGTTGCTGGTGAAAAGACATCTGCTCAATTAGCAGAAGATAGAGTAAAAACTGAAAAAGATTTAGCTAGACTACAATTGATATCAGCAGCTGCTCTTGTAGTTGCAGCTGGTGCTAGAATGGGCGGGTTTGTTGGAGCGATAGCCGGTTTAGCAGCTGCTGGTGCTGTTTATGCTATACCAGGCAAGGTAATGGGTTTAGAAAAAGGTGGTGTCGTAAAGAAAAGTGGTATGGCTGAAGTTCACAAAGGTGAGGTGTTCTCAGGCACTAGAAATGAAATGGGAATGGGTAATGGACAAACTAATAAGTTATTAAGAGAACTAATAGAACAAAATGAAATTTTAATGAACAAATTAACCAATAGGGTTGGTGATATAGCATTGTCAAATGCTGTTTAGGAGATAAAAGGTGGCTTTAAAGGACTTAGTATCAGACTTATCAAATTTTAAGGGAAGGTCTCAGTACGATAAGTTAGATGACCAGATAAAGAATGGGGTTGACTTCATCCCAAATACTGATGCGCCAGGCTTCACACCTAAGACAGATTTAAATTCTCTTTTCAATAAGGTAAGCGAAGGAACATTTGGTCCTATCGGTGGGAACGCACCTAAGTATAGTAGCCTTTTAGCTGGAGAGAGAACCTCTCAGTTTTCATTTCCTGAAACTAAGGGTTCAACCAATGTTTATATAAATCCAGAGGGTTTCTCAGGCTTACAGACTACTCTTAATCTACCAAGGGAACTTTTTAGGTTTGCTGGTATAGGACCTGAAAACGATACGTTTAAAGATAGCTTTTCCACATTGGGTCTTGGTAGTTCAAAATTTACAGATAGGGTAGATTTATTTCACAGATACGAAAGTTCAGATTTTACAAATACACCTAGTGGTTTAACTGTTGATAATCAGTTTCCTAATCTTTCTTTGGGATTGGGTGGTAGCTTTAGACAAGCTGCTGATCCTGTTAACCTCGCGCATCCTATTATATTAAGACCTATTGGTTCTAATTGGAAAAACGCAAATTCGGATTTACAAATACCTAATTTAAGGTTTAAAGCTCCACAATTGATATTTGACAATAAATTAGGCGTAGAGGGATTAAGTTTAGGAACACAATCCTCTAGAAATATTGCTGATAACTTTAGAATCGCTAGATGGTCTTTAACACCACAAGGAGTTAGTTTCTTAGAAAAACAAAATTCGTTACAGAGGTTAAATCCAACAATAGAAACAAAACAATTTAATGATAAATCTATATTTGGAGTATCTGGTGGTTTAGATAAAACTTCATTGCCTATATTTCATCCTGAAAGACATATCGGTGGTATTGTAGCTAGATATCAAAATGTACTAAATTTGACAGGATTAAATACTGAGCCTGGTGTACAATTTACAGGAGGGAGTAGATTAGCTTATCAAGCAGAAGCTTTTAGTGTGCCTGTACCTGCACCGACAATAGATGTTAATGAAAATGCTAGCCCTTTTGTAAGAGGAGCTTCTAATCTCGTAAATCTTGGAATAAATTTATATAATACAGTAATGTCAGTAGATCTTATCAAAGCTCCTATAATGATAGGTCTTTCCAATCCTAATAAATATGCACCATTTCCATCAGCAGCTCCAGTATCAACAATACAAGGATTAGTGGGATTTGGTATTCCAACTGTACAAGTCGCTGTCGATACTCTTTCTGCTCTAAACAAAAAAGGTGGAACTTTTAATAAAAGTAGTGCTGAAAAACCTGATGGGCCATTAATAAAAAGATATAATACTAAACCTTATGGTCTTTTAACCAAAAATAACTCTTATGGATTGAAGCAAAATAATCAAAAAAGAGTTAAAGATATAGGAAGTCCTGCTAATTTAGGAATAGAAGTATCGGACAAAACTTCTTTAGGATTGATAAAAGGAGTTAAAAATGATGCACCAGTTCTTTCAACATCAAACGTAGACAAAATAAATGCGCATCGGTATGGAGAAGATTTAGCAGATGGATTAAGAGACTTTATAAAATTTAGGTTTAAGGATGTGGTTAATAATAAATTTTTAGTATTTAGAGCTATTCTTGACGGTATATCAGATTCTATAACTCCTGAATATGGAGAAGAAAGATATATTGGTAGACCAGATAAAGTTTATGTATACCAAGGAGCTGATAGAACTGTTTCTTTTAACTTTAGTATCTACCCTAAAACAAAACAAGAGTTGCCTAGATTAATGGAAAAATTAAATTATCTAGTAGGACTTTGTTACCCATCTTATACTGAAAATGAATTAATGATATCTCCATTTATTGAATTGACTTTAGGAGATATGTTTGTGGATGCTTCGGGATTGTTAACTTCGTTAGCAATTACTGTAGAGGACATTTCTACTTGGGAAATAGATGAAGGATTACAGTTTCCGCATTTTATAAAAGCAGCTTGTGAGTTTAAATACATCGGCAATAATAAACTTTCTTCTACTTCTCCAAATCATTATAGTTTAGATGCAGGAAAAGAATATAGAGTTAGCCCACAAGATACTTTAGGAGTTCCATAAATGAGATACACTAATTCAAAAATTAAAAGAGATAAAGATGGTAAGAGGTACTATAAGCCTACCATTGTTCCGAATGTACCAATTAAAGATTCTGATATATTTGTTTATCCTGTTTTCGGAGATAGATTTGATACTATGGCTTACAGATACTATGGAGACTCAAATCTTTGGTGGATAATAGCTAAAGCTAATGAATTAAGTAGAGGGCAACTATCTCCTAACCCAGAGGTAAAACTAAGAGTACCAACGGAGATAGATGATATTTTAGAAGCAGTAGATACAAGCAATAGTTAATATGTATACGAAGTTCATACCTAAAAATATTCAAGAAAAATTGAAAGCTAGGGAACGAGCACTTTCTTATAAGAAGAGTGGTGCTAATGAGTCTCTGAGTCCTGGTGATAGTACAGTAAAAGCTATAAAACCAAATGAACTTCAGAGTAGGTCTGTATTTGTTAGAATGTGTTCCAATAAAGCATCGGTTGATAACATCGTTATATCAGGTGGTAAACTAAGTCAGCTGGATGGTAAACTAAGATTTGGTATCGATAGTTTATATGAGGAGAGAAGATCAGGAAGGAGAACACCTGTTGCTGGAATTAAAAATATAGAGGTGAGTTATAAAGGTTCTTACAAAGCTATAAGAGAGGCTACTGTAAATTGGACTGTAGGTTCTTTAGATGAATTAGATGAACTTACTCCATACTTTCTAACGCCAGGCAAAACCGTAATATTGGATTGGGGATGGGTTAATAAAAATTCAAAAAGTTTTAATCAAAATTTTGATGCTGTACCATTTATAACTCTTAAACGAGACAATGAGCTTGATGATCCAGTCTTTATGGTAGACCAAAACATATTTACTAATGCTCAGGCAAGAGTTCAAAAAATGGGTGGTGATTACGATGCTATTGGTGGTAAAATATCAAACTTTGAATCGACTATGAGAGCTGATGGTGGGTTTGATTGTGTTACTAAAATAACTGCTTTAGGTTCTACCCTTTTTTCTAAACCTATAGATAAACCAACTGACCAAATATCTATTATTCCAAAACCAAAATCTAAAGATTTTAAGTCAGAAGAAGAGGAAATATATTCACGAAATATTACAGAAGAGGAAAGGGCTAAAGCTTTAGAAGAATTAGAGAAATCAAAAAAATCCGTTAAAACTGAAAAAGGAACTGATAACTTAATAAATGCTATAATAAATTTAAAACAGATTATCATAAAAAAAGTATTTAATTGGACAGCTGATAAACCTGAATTGAAGAAAAAAACGTTCTTTCTTAGTGATAAAACCAAAATAGAAGGAGCTCCTGCAACATTCGAAGCTAACCACTCTGTTTATTTACCAGCAGGTGAAAATTACGGCATAGTTGTAGATGATCCAAAAAATCCGCAGGTTTGTTGGATGAATATAAAAGGAGAAGAAAGCTTTTTTGTAAAGTGGGGCTGGATGGAAGACCAGCTAATGAATAGGTATTTGGCTTTTGATGCAGGTGAAGATGAAGGAGCTGGAATAAAAATCACTTTCAGAAGCATAAAAACAAAAATAGACGGAGAAGGTAAACCGATACCCAATGATAGCTATAAAAACAAATTGGATAATCAACCAACTGGTACTGGTACGGTACTGAGAGATACCTCATCAGTCGGTGGAAACCCTGGCTACCCATTTACTCGCGTAAATTGGAGCAAACCAACATCTGATATAGCAGAAGAAAGAAGACTATCATTAGCTCAGAAAGCTGGTTACGATGACTGGATTCCTTATAGGGATGCAGTACCAAGCGCAGAAAGAAAACAATTATGGGATAATAGTCCTGAATTATGGAATACAACTACACCACCTGAAACTGTAGATGATGAGGGTGTTGAAACCGAGGAAGTTAATTTTACTGCTCCATATGCTACCGGTGGTTATGGTCAAGGTCAGGGTGTTTTACTACCAGAATATCAACAAGAAGAGGAGTTGAATTTTTCAAACACACTTATGTCATTAAATAATGATGCATTATTTGAAGAAAATTATGGTGGTGTCGTATCATATTTTGATAATATATCTAGTATACATGCACAAGAATTTGAAAAAGAATCAACCACAATTAAGAACAATAAAAGTCTTTTGTATCCTATAAATCCATTTGCATTTTGGTCTCAAGAGTTACTACCAGATCTTGATAAAATAAAACCTATTGTGTTTAAGGGTAAGGGTCCTCAAGAAGAATTTGACAGAACTGTTGTTCGAGGAACAGTTGCTAAACAAGCGGAAAGCTTTTATACGAAATGGAAAACTAACGGTATTCTATCAAAAAACACTTTTACGCCAAGCACAAAAGGAAAAGATGGTGTTGAGTATATAGAACATCTTGGTGTGTTGAGAAATATGTGGGTAAATATAGAAGAAATACAAAAAGCTTTTGGTATAGATTTGACTAGTAAATCTGAAGCAAAAGCAAATCCTCCAGGAACGTTTGAAAGGGGAATTGAATCTTTATTAGTATCTTTGAATAAAAACTTTTATGGTATATGGGATTTTGAACTAGCTGTCGATCCTTACGATAGTACCAATATGGGAGTTCTTGATAAAAAAGTAAATTCTATAGAGGGGGATTCTTTAAAATATACAACATTCAAGCATCCTGATATAGAAGAAGATAAGGAAGGTAAAAAGAGCCACGTAGTTCAAGATGCAGGGATTTATAAATTTCCCTCATTTAAAGCGGGTAGTATAGTAAAAAATCAAAATTTATCCTTTAGGATACCAGATTCGATGGCTATGACAATATTATATGGTTCAAATAAACCAGGCAGTGAAACAACAAATAATGCGAGT